CAAGAGAATATGAAAATGTAGGTTTTCAATGGACTAGAAGAATTATAGCATTACTTGCTGTGTTTGCAATAGTTCTATTACCAAAACTAATGCCTGTACTATCACCAGACACAAGTGTGATTGTAGGATATTTAGAATTTAAACCTGGATTTTTATTCTTACCAGAAAAAGAAATAATGAAATGGGTAACGCTATCTTCAAATAGCTTAGTTATAACACCATTAGATACTAACTTAGTATCAGCCATTATTGGTTTATACTTTGGTGGTTCTCTAGTAAAAAAATAATAAACACTATGGGGTATAATGATGAATTATTACTTCACAGGAACATTAATAATATTAATAGTGCTAATGGCATTATTTTTAGAACCAGGATATAGATGAAATTTGGATTAGCATTTTTGTTATGCTCATATGTAGCAGAAACATGTTTACCTCCACACGTTTATCCAGTAAAATTTGATAGCGAATATGATTGCTTAGTTACAGGATATTCTGAATCTCTTAGAAAAATAGAAGAAATAGGAGAAGTAGATATTAATTCAGCAAGAATGTATATAAAATTTGGATGCTATGAAGTGCAACCTGAAAACGAAGATACTTAATTATGAAAAACCCTCTTACACTTATAGCATTACTGTTACTATTATCTAGCTGTATGACAGCTGCAGTAATGGCAGGATCAACACAGACTAATACATCTGGGTCTAATACTGCTATTGAAGGTGGATATACCTCTACTGCTACTACAACATATCAATCTGGATCATCTAGTAATAGTACTACAACTAACAACTCTACATCTAATGTAAAGTCAGCACCACCAAGTGCAAGTGCCCCATCATATAATTCTATGACACAAGATGTTTGTGCTGTAGGAGTTTCTATGGGTGTTCAAACATTTGGTATAGGTATATCTGGTGGTAAACATGCAATAGATGAAAACTGTGAGAGATTAAAACTTGCTAGAATACTTAACGATTTTGGTATGAAAGTTGCAGCCGTAGCTATACTTTGTCAAGATGAAAGAGTATTTGAATCTATGATACAAGCAGGTACACCTTGCCCTATAGATGGTAAGATAGGTAAAGATGCAGAGGCTTTATGGTCTAAGTATGATCATGAAAGACCAGATTATAAAACATATGTAAAACGTATGGAAGATAGAAAAATAGCTGATGAAGAAATGGAAGCAAAAATTACAGCAGAATTAGAAGCTATGGATAAAGCTAAAGCTATAGAAGATAAAAAATTAGAAAATGCAGAGAAAATGAAAGAGTGGAAACACCCTAGATAATATGAAAATATCAGAAAATACAGCTGTAAGTATGCCAATGAAAAATTTAATTAGCATAGTTATTGCTGTTGCAGTAGGAGTATGGGCATATTTTGGTATAGTAGAAACTCTTAATAAACACAGCACAACTTTAGAATTAATGCAAAAAGATTTAGAAGCTAATTCTGAATTTAGAATCAAATACCCACGGGGTGAATTAGGACAGTCTTCTGGGGAGGCTGAACTTTTTATGTTAGTAGAACATATGGCAGGTTTAATTGAGTCTATGGATGAAGAGCTAAAGGGTATGAGAAATAATAAAATTAATATAGATTTTTTAAAAGAACAAGTATCAAAACTACAAGTTGATATAGAAACATTAATTAGAAATGGGAACGGTCACTAATGGTTGAAATGGTATTTGCACTTTTACTCCTACAAGACCATAAAATTATAGAGCATCGTTATCACGAGTCATTATCAAAATGTCTTAAGGCTAAACGTTATGCTATGAAGGGTAAAAATTCTGGCGATAGAGTTGTATATAAATGTTTACAATCTAAAGCAAATATAGAAGTTTATATGGGAGAGAAAAAAATTCTTTCATTAATATTAGAATGATTTGGTTAATAAGTTTTATTATAGGAATATTATATGCGTATTACACTGTTAACAATTTTGCTGACAATATTAACCCTTACAACTTCAGCACAAGAAATAACCACAAATAATTTATTACCTAACGCAGGTGATGGTGTAGACTGGAATTCTAGTTCTACAGATCAAATTAATCCAGGGAGTTCTGGTACTGTATCTAATGGTGATACGGTAAATGGTTTCACAGTTACTTGTCCAGCTGGTCAATCTAACTGTGGCTATAAGTGGGGAGTTGGTGGGGATTTTGAAGTAACAGGTACAACAACATTATCTGTTGATGATATTGCATTAACAAATAATGACCGAACACAAGAAATGCTAGATAATGGTATAACTTTAAATAGTTATATTGATGTTGCAAATTGCGATCATGAAGCTGGTAATTGTGAAGGTGATACTGGTAACACAGATTCACACACTGTTGTAATAGAATTAAAAGATTCTAGTGGTATAGTATTATCAACTACTACACAAACTAGAACAGATATAGATGGCTTTCAAGGAAACTGTAATGGTTATCCAACATCAAGTTCTGGAGGACAAACTGCAGATTGTGGTCAGTATAATGATCAAGTTATTTATAATAATCATGGGTCAAATAAAGTAGATTGGTCTTGGACAGGTACAGATAATAACACAGGTTCAGGTATAAGAGGTGGTCCAAATTTACTAGGTGCTAAATTAACAATGACTTATGATGATACTGTATTAAATCAAGATGCATCAGATTCATTAGACCAAGTTCAAGATGATCTAGGTGATTTAGATGAACAAGTATTTGATGATGTGCAAGAATTTTTTTTCCAAGAAGAGTATTTTACATTTGATGAAGAGCCACAATTTGAAATGGAAATACCTATGACTATGGAAATGGAAACATTTGTAGAAGAATTTGTAGAAGAATTTTTTATGGAAATGGATCAAGAATTTTTTATGGAAGAAGAAGGTATGGAATTTGAAGATGGTCCTATGCTTCTATTTACTGATGATGAAATGATGGAAGAAATGTACGAGGAATCTAATGAAATTATTGCAACATTCTTACCGATGGTTTCTGAGGAAGAGAAATTTTCATCAGAGGAATCATTCGTCACAGAAGATGGACCCATATTCATGGAACCAACCGAGAATGGAGAAGACTTTTCTACAGAAACATTTCAAGAAGAAGAAATGATAGAAGACAAACCTACAATGATGTCTGAAACATTTGAAGAAAAAGAAATGGTAGAAGATGAGCCTAAAGAAATGGCTAAAGAAGAAACGATTGAAGAAGAAAATACAGAGATAGCTGAAGAAAAACCTACTAAAATCGTAAAAGCAACTAATGAAGAAAAAAAAGAAAAAGTTAAAGAAGAAAAACCTTCTAGCGAAACTTCTAAAAAATCCACTGTTTCATCTAAGAAGGTTGCCAAACAAAAAGAAATACAACAGAAAGAAACAATTAAAAATAATTTGGTAAAAGTTATGGAAAAAGTAGATAAAGATATTAAAGATATATCAAAAAATTTACAGATAAAAAATATTATTAAATTAGATGTTATGACAAGTGATCAAGTATCTCTTGAGTCATATAATGTACCCTTCTACAAAAGTAAAGATATTTATTTTGATCAATTACAAATACAAGATTTAAGACAAGTATATGCTGATGCTAACTTAAATAAATATATAGCTAATGATCCTGTAGTTATTATGCAAAATAAATTAAATAAAATAAATATTAAAAAACAAAGAATACTAATAGAACTGGAGCAATTAAAAAATGGATAAAATAAAAAATCAATTAGCAGGTGTAGCAGCTTTACTTGGTGTCATTGCCGCAATAGGTGGTGGCTTTGTAAAGTATGGCGAAATTACAACTAAATTAAATGCATTAGAAAGTGCAGGTGGTACAGACTGGTCAGCACCAATAGCTGTGTTAGAAGAAAAAGTTACTGCATTAGAAAATGCAGACACTTCACATTCACATGATACAACACATTCACATGATGATACAGCTGTAAAAATAGTAGAAAAAGAAATTGAATTATTAAAAGTACAGATAGAAGAGATAAAGGTTAGCACAAGAAACCCACTATCAAACTAATGTATCTTAATGCAAATATACCTCCCATAGAATGTTATGTTCGTGGAAATTATTTACGTGATCAAAAAGATTCACATGATAAATACTTTGAATGTGTAGTATTTGGATTTACATCTATACCTAAACAAGTACCTTTGTTTCATTATATGATGACAGATGGTGGTATATGGTGGAGAGCACCTATATCTGCATTTTGTAAAAAACCAAACATAAAAGAACTACCATTAAATGAATTAATGTTATGGGATTCTTTTAGTTACAACGTAAGTGTAACTAGATTTTATCAACTAGATGGTTGTAAAATGATGTATACATCTAGAAGAAAAAAACAAAGAGAAGGAACATATTTATTTACAATTGATTGGTGTGCTGGTGACTATAATGAATTAGATTTTGGTTATGCAGAAAAACCAGATCA